GGCGCGTTGCGGCGTGAAGGTGGCGGTGGTCTGGGCGGTGAGTTTCCAAGCTAAGAGGAGGACCAAAGCTATCAGGACCCAGGACAAGGGAAGCCGGATGCCTTTCTGTCTAACCTCACTCACGGCTAAATTCCTTCTGTACCATTTCACTTCGCTGGTCGCCATCTCATCCCCCCGGTCCACAAGTGACCTTCCACCGCTCCGCCTCTATCGCCCAGTCGAAGCCCGCCAGGACTCAGCTTCGGTCACAGTCATTCTACGCCCCGTGCTGCTGCTCGGTCTCTACCCCGTCCGGCCAGAGCTGCGGCGGGACCCATGGATGCCTCGGCCACGTCCCGTTGTCGGTCGGGTCGAGACCAGCCAGGCTCATGTTGATCTGGTAGCCCGACACGACGTTGCCCGCCGAGGACATGACGTAGTAGGCTGGTACGTCGTAGTAGGTGATGCCGGGAACCTTGCGCGTCAGTGCGGCGAACCGGGCCGTCCAGCCGTAGATCGCCGTCTTGAACAACACTGGTGTTCCCATGCCGTACCGCCAGCAGGTCTGGGCGTTTTGGAAGACCCACCACACCGGCGGCGGCTCGGTTGTCGGCGTGAAATCCCGTAGAGCGTTTTCCCAGTCGGCCAGTTCCCGAAAGAAGTCGGCAATTAGCGGGTAGTCCTGCGCCTTCGGGCGCGGTCCGTACAGCGCAACAAACTCCGGCGGGCCATCGGGTGGAGGCGGGGGCGGCGGGGTTGCGTTAACGCGGGCCGCGAAGTCGGCCTCGGTTGGTCGGTAGGAAAACAGCGGCGAGAAGTAGTGGCGCTGCCCACCGAGATGTGGTGGCGCTAGATGCCAGGGGCCACCATTCTCGGCCATCCATGATTCGGGTACGGCGCTACGCGGTGCAAGTGCCATTTGGTGCTGCTCCTTTCAGGTGTTCCGTACTGCTTCCAGAATTGCCGGGAACTGGTTGTCATCGTCGGCCAGAGCGACTAGCCAAGCCGCTAACCCCAGAGCCGCGGCCTTCGTCATATGCCCTGGTACAATCATAATCATAATGCCGTCAGGCCAGACGACGGAGACTCCAAAGTAATTCGTTGTGTCTATCTGCCGAACGGCCATTGTGGTGCTTCCTTTCAGATCAGAGAATCAATCCAACCCGGGCCGCCGGTCAACCGTTCGTGATCAGCGGCCGCAATGGCCGGGCTGGATTCATCCTCCGATCATCTGGCGTATCTCCTTACCGTGCACCTCCTGTTCGGTCATCGCGCCTCCTCGGCCCTCGCCGCATCATGCCCACGGTTCTCGTCCGCGCTCCGCGTGATTGTCGCGGGGTCGATCGTCTCCACGATCTCATTTGCCGGTTTCGTCTGGTAGTCCGACCAGCGGGCCTCGCCGGTCTTGATCGCCCGGCCGATGCCCTCGAGCTCCGCGATTTGCTCGGCCGTCGCCTCGCTGATCTTGCAGCCGATGTACTGCTCGATCTGGCCCACGAAAATCCCGATACGCTCGTAGGCCAGCAGCAACCCCTTGACGGCTTTCGACAGATTGCCTTTGACGGCTTGGATCTGCGTCGCCTTCGCCAGCTCTACGGCGGCCTCGACGTACTGGGCACCAATCGTTCTGAAAATGGAGTTGCGCTCAGCCCGCCCGCCCAGGTTCGCGCACAGCCGGCGGAAATCGTTCGCGTCGGCCTTGACCCAAATTGTTCCGGTGTGGTTCCCCTCGTTGTCGTACTGCCGCTTCTGCACCAGCCTGGGGACCCCAACGTCCTCGAAACGGTAGGTGTTCGTCTCCATGTCCCAACAGAACCCGCGCACCGTCGCTGAACTCTCATCCTCCGCCACCAGGATCAGCCCGGAGGCGAGGTTCGTCCAGCACCGCATCATCTCGCGTGCCAGGTGGACCGACCGCACCGGCACCGGCTTGCCTTTCTTTCCGAACGCCGGCATTTCGTAGTACGCGAGCGCCGCGAACTCCGGCCGGGCCAGCGCCACCGAGACCTTCTGGAAACACTGATCCTCGACGCGCAGAAACCGCTTCGCCAGCGTCACCCGAACCTCGATTTCCCGTGCCGCGGCCGCCGACATGCTCGCCGCCTGGATCTCGCCGCCGTGTCCCGTGATCGTCGAAACGCCAGTTTCTTCAACTCGGTCTTGCGCCATCATCTTCCTCCTCTTTCCAGCCCAGGAAATGTTGGTTCAACGACTTCGCCAACGCCACGCTCGCCCGCACATCCGCCAGCGCATCGTGCGCTTCCGGTAGCGGGATCTCGAACCACTTGCACAGGGTCGCCAGTTTCAAATTCTCGGGCGCGCCATCCCGAAACCATCGACCATCTCGCCACCAGAGCGCGAGTTGCAGGGTGTCCTTCATCTGCGGATGCGCCGCTAGGAAAATCGTGTGTTCCCGAGCGAGCCGCCAGAGACGTGGGCCGTCGAACGTCGAGACGCAGTGCCCGGCCAGCCGAGCCACCAGATAGGAAATGCCCTTAGCCTTCGAGATCAATTCCAGTGAGCGGTACGGTTCGAGAAACCGCGCGAACTTCCACAGCACTTCCGGCGGTGGTCTCGCCTCTGCCTTCCATGCCACTGGGTCGTAGTGATTCAGTGCCAGCGCTTCGGGATTCGCCTCGGACTCGTTGAACTGAATCTTGGCCTCAAAGGAGTCGAGTTCTTTCCACTGATCGTTGACCGCCACGGCCGCGAGTTGGATGTCGGGGTCGAGAGCCTCGAGCCCCCCGGTTTCCAGATCAAAAAAGATAGTCGTCATGCACGCCACGGTTCTGCGTCGGGCGCTTCCAGCGCTTTCGTCAGGTCCACCACCGGCGCCGTCTCGATGTTCACCAGCGAAATCGACACCGGCCGCAGCGCGTACCGGCAGGTCTGGAAGTAACCGCACCATTTCGGCGTGCAGCGCCAATTCACGCGGCCAGCCCCATCGTCCGGTCGCGCCGGAACAAACACGCCTTTCTGCCGGGCCTTTTCCGCCACTTGCAAGCGCGCCAGGAACGGCCCGAAGTCCGCCTTCTCGAAGCTCCGCTCCGGCTGCACGACCTGGAGTAGCTTCGTGTCGACCAGGAAGTCGAGCACGCCCCGCCGCGGCGGATGCCCTGTCTCCGCCTGCACCGCCAACGCGTAGGCGTCGAGCTGGAGCGACCGCTCCGCGGCACCCGCATCGGGAGACTTCCCGGCAGTTTTCACGTCCCGGATCGTGTCCACTTCCCTGATGTCGATCTCGCCGGCGAGCTGGAAGTCGTAGCCATTGAAGTCGAGCACGAATTTCTGATGCAGGTGCGTCGGCATGACCGTCGGCGCCACCCGCCGGTGATGGAGTTGCGCGAGGCGGATGCTCTTGTCGATCGCCGCGCCTTTCACCTTCGCCGGGCCCGCGATCGCATCCTCGGCCGCCAGGGTCACGCCGTACTTGTCCCAAGCGCCGGCCAGGTTCTCGAACGCGAGATCCGCCACCGCCAAGTCGTCCAGCAACTCGCGGCCGGCCATCTTTTCAGCAAGATCGGCATGGACCGTCCGATCTACCGCCGTCCCGACCGTGGCCGCCACGCCAGGCAGAAGCCGCTCGCCTTCCAAGTACCGGCGCCGGAACTGCTCTCCGCAACCCTCGTTCATTAGGAGGGCGCTGGTATGCCATTGAAACTTTTCGCTCATGCGGCATCCTGCCAGGCGTCGAAAACTTCTATCTTTACGCACGCCTTCGCGCGCTCCAGGAATTCGCGTGTCGGCGGCGTGGCCCCCAGCAGAAGCTCGTTCACGAGTTGGATTTCCTGTTCGCTCATTTTCAATACAACGGCGTAAAGCACAGCCCGCGATTCGTTGGAGGCTTGCGCTTGAGTATCAGCAGGGCCGCCAGGAGTCCGGTGTCGTTCGGCGATTTCTCAAGGACGTCGATCGCGGCGGCGATCCGGGCGCGCAGTTCCTCGAGTTCAACGTTCAAGTCCATGCGCCTCATCCTCTTCTACGACCGCCGGGTACTCTTCGACCGCCGCCTCTTGCTCGAGTTCCCAATCCACATCGCCCTCGATCTCGGGTTGCCACTCGCCCAGCTCGATTTCCGTCATGGCCTACCTCCGCAACCAAGACTGCCATTGAAGCTCGCACAGCAGTAGGCCCACGCCGCAGCCGAGGATGAACACCAAGAGCGCGGCCCAGAGGTACGACACGTCGCGCCTATCCCACGGCATCGAGTCTCCGCCTTTCCTGCGGCTCCGCCTTCAGCCGCCGGCGCGCTTCGATTTGGCCGGCGTGGAAGAGAGCCTTGTCGAGCGCCGCGCTGATGCGGGCCGATTTCGATTTGCCGTGCAGCACCAAAGAGACAGCCGTGGGCGAGACCTTCAACCGTTTCGCCAAGCGACCGACCAGCCCGTGTCGGAGCGCCAACTCGACGTTCGCGTCCATGCCTAACCCTGCCCCAGGTACTCCGGGAAGGCCGCGACGAGCAATTCAGAAGCGGCCGCACACCACCTGTCCTTCGTCTCCTCCTCATCTCTGGGCATCGGCACCACCAGCACCAGCGCCCGCCATGCGGCCTGCACCGCGTTCCGCTTCCGTTCCCTCTCGTCTTTCGCCATACTTCCCCCAGTTTTTAGTTAATGTTAACTAAACAGCGCCTCAGATTATGCGCCCACTCCCGGAAGGTGTCAAGCGGAATCTGCGTTCATGAACAGAATTTAATAATTCGAGGTAGGTGATTGATTCTAAAAGGTCAGCGCCCGAGCTGAAGCCGTCGGGTTGCCTTTTTGGGCAGTCGGTTGTGGTTCGGGGCGCGGCCTCCCGTGAGTGGGTCGCGCCCGAACCAGGCTCTTCAAGGTATTGCCGCAGCGGCCTCCTTTCTTCGCTCAACCGCCGATGACGGCTCAGCGAGGCGCATCTTTCGGCTTCGCCGGCGGGCCGTTGGCCGCGGCCGGCTGGGCGATCTTCGCCCATTCGAGCTTCGGGTCTAGCTCCCATCCGGCCGCCCGGCGCGCTTCGAGATCGAGTTGCCTCAGAACGATTTGCTGGCGGTCGCTCCAGTCCTTGAACTGCGCCCGCAGCCGGTCAAAGCCCTGCTCGATCTGGAGAATGTTCGCGCGAGCCTCCCAGAGCAGCGCCTTCTGTTCCGGGGTCACCGCGGGTGGACGGTTGTCAGCCTTGGCGCTCGCCGCGCCCACCGGCTTCTCTTCGGCCGCCTTCGCCGGCGGCGCGCTCTCCTGCGCCAGCACGTTCCACGTGAAACAAACCGCGATCATAAAACAAAACTTCCTCATGTTGTTCTCCTGAAACGGTACTCTAACACGAAACTCGCTTCCAGGTGCACCGGGTTATGGAAGTCCTTGAGGTACACGGCGAACTTGATGACCAGCTTCCCGTCACGCTCCAAGGCGAACACCGTCCGCAACGGGTTGTGCGCGATCGGCAAGCTTATGCTCGGCTGCTCGCCGGTCACGTTGCCCTGGAGATAGAGCCAGCAGTTGTCGGCTGCCGGGTACGCTTGCACGCTCCCGCCCGGTGCCGTGCTCAATAGGCCGAACAGGAACCCGCAACCCTCGAAGGATGCGACTTCCATGACCTGCTGGCCGCCATCCTCCATCCGCAAAACTTCCCGGATGCGGGCGTCAAGAGTTCCGAAGACCCCGCCGATCTCTACGACGTGCTTCTCTGGCGGGCGATGGCTAAAGGTGATCTCATTCAGCGCGGCCTCGGCCAAGCCCCAGGTTCCAAGGCGGTCGTCCGGCTGGCCGACGAGATCAACCGAGAAATTCGCTGCCAGGCTGCGCCAGTCGCTCATGCCAGGGCCACTTTCTTTACTACGCCGCCGATGCAAACCTGAAGCTCGTTGGTGTCCGTCCTGACCCCCATCCATCCATCCGTTACGCCGCCGCAACTGACATCGCCGCCGGAAAAGGTCCGGGTGTAGAAGTTGCCGCTTCCGCCGATGTAGAGCGTCGAATTGGCGCTCGATCCAGTTTGTAGACCGCCGTTGTGGGTTGTGCCGCCCGTGAACGTGGAGGCTCCTGTTACGGCAATGGTAGATGAGAATGTAACGGCTCCAGAAAAAGTAGCAGTGTTGACGCGGAGATCACTAAAGCGGCGACCAGCTGTCCCGATAGCGTGATTGAGATCAGTTTTGGGGATCAGATTACCATCGATATCTGCTGCACCACCAACACCGCGCATGATGAAGGTAGTCCCGCCGAGTTCGTCACGTAGCCATAGTTGCCCGAGTGTCGTTCCCGTTTGTCCCGCTTTGAAAATGTTGGAGTTGATCTCGATGGCTGTGTTGACGGCATCTCCGATGGCGTAGGTATTGTTGGCAGCGAAAAACCACGAACGCCCGGTTGCCGTAGCATTGATGGCGAGTGCGGCATTGAACGTTTGACCGGCCGTCCAGGTGTTCGCTACAGCTAACCGCCCGTAGGTCGAGTCGTTGTAAGAGCGCCGCGTCAACTCGTTGCCCGAAGCCGGATCGGTGCTGGCAGTAAACCGCGCCGAATAGGTATTGCCCCACTGGCGGGTGGCCAAACCGTTGTTGAAAGCGTTGTCGGCGCTGGGGTAGATGGCGGCGCTGGTAGGAAGGACGAACTCGATGTCCGATCCTGAAGCCGTCACATTGCCGCCGCGTATGGTCGCGGTTCCGCCCACGGCGCTGTGGTAGATATTGAGAACGCCCACGGTGGCGGAAGCCTTGCCGAGATCGATGGCGTTGATCGCCGCACTGGCGTACCGCAAACTCGGCAGTTGTCCTAGCTGATAGGCCGCATCGGTATCAGGGTAGATGTTTCGGGAGTTGATCTGCCCCTGAACCGCCATGATGCCTTGGCCGGACGCTCCACTGCTGAACGCCAACACCAGATCGTTAACTCCATCGTCGAAGGTCCAGGTCAGGGTCGATCCCGATCCCCAGGTCGGCGTCACAAACAGCGTTGGATCGACGTAGGCGGAGATGTTGGTGGGCGTGAGGGCGTCCTTCTGCCACTTGACGTTGTATTTGTTGGCCGGCGCGGCCGGGGTGGAATCGTCGAAGTCGGCGCTCGTCGCGGCCAAAGGCGATCCGTTGACGGTAATGGTTGTGCCGCTTCCACCACCAGAACTCCAAGACAGGGCCCCTGCCCCATTCGTCGTGAGCACCTGACCGTTGGTTCCATCCGAGCTCGGCAACGACCATCCGATCGTGGCGCTCAAGCTGTCGGGCGCCTTCAGGCACGCGGTGTTCGTCCCATTCGCGCGCAATTCCTCAAAGCAGGCCTGTCCGGTCTGGCCCGCTCCCGTGCCGCGCGGCGAGAGCGTCAGGGTCCTCATGCGTTGGTCGAATGCCTGGGCGCAAGCCACGCCCGTGACTATCAGCAAGATGCAGAGAGTTCTCAACATTTCAAGCCTCACCCTTTCTCGATTGGTCCCCATAGAAGCTCCATTTCCGTCCCGCTCTTTTTGTGGAAGGCGAGGCGGATTGATTTCCCGGCGCCAGTGGGCATCGGATAATCGCCCATGCCGTCGAAGGAAGCCGGCCAGGTCACCGTGAAGTTCGCGGCGCCGGTTTGGTTGATGACGTAGATGATCACGGTCCCGATCGCGTGGCCGGGGATCGCCATCGTGTGGTTCGCGGCCAGGTCGATATTGATCACGTCGACACGGCTGACCTGATCGCCGGTCAGCGGCTCGACCAGAAAATCAAAGCCGTACAGGAAAGTCTCCCGGAAGACGGCCAGCTCCTCCGGCGTCTCGCTGCCGGCAACGTCGACGGCGAACACCCCGACCAGCACGGTCGTATCCGGCCAGTTGTCGAACACGATCTCGAGTTGGGAGGTGTGCGCCGGGTCCGCGTTCAGCACTTCGGAGCCTTCGACCTCCTGATCCCAGTCGGGCGGCTCAACGACGAATCGAGAGCCTGAGGTTGGAGTCGTAGTCCACGGGCGGTCCACGGTCAGCACCGTCGCGGTGTTGCTCAAGATGCGCCGCATCTGTCCGCGCCCGGGCCCGGCGATGATCCGGACCAGGTGATTTTTCTCGGCATCGACTGTCAGCCCCGACGGGGCGAGCTTGTTGATGTACTTCGCGTCTCCGATGGTCGTGCTGCTCACGGTGGTCGGAGCCGTTCGGATGATCAGGGTGTCGCTGGCCTGAACTCCCGCGGCCTGGGGATCCGGCGTCACCGTGAACTCGCCGGTCGAAGTGTTGTAGGCCGTGCAGTTGAAGTTCCAGACGCCGGCCGAGCCATCGCTCACGTCCGCGATGACCGAGAGGTCCCGGCCCGCCCAATTGTCGCCCGGATCGGCGAGGCCCGTAACCGTGATCTTGTTGAGCGCGACCGAATCGATCGCCGTGCCGACGACGCCGGAATGTCCCAGGGCGCCGCTGCCGGCGACGCGCTTGATCTTCGCCACCAGCTTCGAGAAGCGGTAGCTCGGGAAACTCAGGGTGGAGCGCACGAACGCCGCGGTCAGTTCGATCGTGGACGGGAGCGCTATGGTCACATCGGACTGCCGGGTGAGCATCCGAATGTCATCGATCGCCCCGAAAACGAGATACCCCGCGTAGCTCCCGGAGGGCCAGGTGATTCCGCTGAGGGTGATCTTGTTCGTGCTGGTCCCGGCGGGAACTGGGATTTCGAGGATATTTGATGGCGGCGTGAAACGTCCTGCGGAATCCTTCGCGCACACCGCGACATAGTAGGTCTTGCCGCCCGGCAGCGACCCGCCGGTCGTGGCGACGGAGAACGTCCCGAGTAGCGGGGGTTTCGAGTTTGCGATGAAACTGTTGACTGGGAGTTTCCCGGAGATCTTCAGGACGGACACGGACGAACCGTCCGCCATGAACCTATTCGAGTGCGCCAGACCGAAAGTCTTGTCGTTGACATCGAACATGGGGTCGCCGCTGGCCGGCGCCTCGTGATCGGGGTGCCACGCGAGACCCGAGGGAACCTGCTGAAATTCTGGCGGAATCGGCGAGACGACCACGTCGGCAGGTTTCGGCCCTACCGCCGTGTCGTACATCCCATCAGTGACGGACCGCCCCTGGAGGTCGATCGAGTAATCTGAGTTCAACCGCCAGCCGGTGACGCGAAACTTGCCGCTGCCGGTCGGCGCATCCGGGTGTGTGATAGAGACGACCATGCCCGGCTCGACCGCGAGAGCGAGCACGGTAGTTTTCCAGGCCGCAGTGCGCGCCCGTCGCATCTCGGTCAGGCTGATGCCGCCGAGCTCTTCCTTGAGCCGCACCTGCGCGACCCGGAGCGCTTGCGATTTGGTGGTCGCGCCCGTGAGGTTCAGGGTGGAGCGCAAAAACACAGGGGAGGCCGAACCGCCCAACCATTTTGCGTGATCGATATCGTAGAGCACGACGCTGTTCTGGACGAAATCAAACTCCTCGTCCGCGAAGTTGACCGTGATGTGGTTGTAGCTCGGCCGGATCGGGGCGAGCTGGAGCGACCCGAACAGCATGTTGCCGTCCGTGAAGGCCTCCGCCGCGGAAGCGTTGACGCGAACGCCGATTCTGATCTTTCCGAAACTGAAGGTGTAGCAGCCGAGGCAGTTCATCAGCGCTTCTTGCAGCCAATCCCGGAGGGGCTTCTCGTCCTGCACGACGCCGATAAAACGAAACTGCGTCTCGGATCCCGAGCCAACGAGCTTCGTAACGGACGTGTCGCAGACCGCCGCAGCCGCGACGGCTTGCGCCACGTCGAAAATGGCTTCCTGCGCGGCGGCGCTCGCGCCCTTCAGCGCCAGCCCGCGCAAGAGCATGTTCACCGCGGTCCAAACCGGATTTGTAAGACCAGGCGTCGCGCTCCGCGCCCCGGCGCCGGTCCAGGTGAAACCCGTTAAGCCTTGTATCACGACGGCCTGCATCGCGTGCTGGTCGAGTCGGGTTGGCTGGATGCCGGTTTCGTCAGAGCGTCGCAATTCGATAAAGGCGGTACCTGCTGCGCGCTCTGGTCCATACACCTGCGGGGTCCCTTCGCCGAGCGAGAACGGGTCTGGATTCGGATCGGCTCCGAGACTCACGCGCAGCCCGTAGGTGCTGAGGTTGCCGCCGTGGTGGATCTGCCCATCGAGGGTGTTGCCGGTTCCGAGCCTTCCGAGCGGGCCTTCGCCGATGACGCCGAGCGCGTTGTAGAAGTCCGATTCGTCGCGCCCGGAGACCAGGTCGCAGTTGACCTTAATGCCCTTCGAGTCATCGCCGCCAGCGATGTTGCACCAGATCTCGCGGAGGACCTTGTCGTAGATCGAGTCAGCCACGATCGAGGTGCTCGTGATAAGTGGTTTCCGCAGCCCAGGCTCGGACCAGTCGCGAAGGCGCACTGATTGCGGTTTGGCCACAATCCCGCCGAAGAAGTTCTGCATGGTGTGGAATACGCAACCTTGGGCGGTGTCGAAACCCTTATCGCATGGCGTTCCCAGGTTCGAGCCGCCCTGGGTCGCGGCCGGACAGTTCAGGCCATCGTTAAAATCCTTCCAGCAGCTCCGAGAGATCCGCCGATTGGGGTAAGCCAGGCTCAGGGAATAGACGCCATCCGTGGCGCGGACCTCGAACTCCGGCCCCGTGCTCAGCGACCAGTCGATGACCTCCCCCTTCCAGAGATCGAGCTTGATTCCCTGGCCAACATGGAACAGGCTGAATTCGATTGACGCCCGGAATAGGTCCGCGTCGTTGGCCAGGTCGCGCATTACCCGGTCCGCATTGCCGAACGAGAACGAGGCTTCATCCGACTCGCCGCCCATCGACTGCGAGATGCCACTGAACTCGAGAAGCCGGGCCTGGTAGAGTTGCCCGCCGACCGTCGCGCGCCGGTCGGATAGGAAGATCACCGGATAGCCCGCCTGGCGGACCGTGATCTTGAGGAGAGGGATGATTTCCTGGACTTGCGATAGCAGCGCCGTCGCCAGACCGCTCGTCGGGAATCTCGTCACCGTCGAATTGAGCGTGTAGCTCGGGGCGGCTGCGGGGTCAGGGACTTCCGCGAAGGTGATCCCGACCGTCGAGACGTGGAAGGCGAGAAACTCCCAGGAGAGCGCCGTCTCGATGAACCGAACGGTGACGGCCGAAGTGCCCTGCCCGTCGTCGCTCGGCGCGTTGTAGGTGAACGGCTGGTAGGCGCCCTTGTGGGTTTCCCAGAAGTCGCGGAGCGCGACGCGATCGGTGTCGTTCATCGCCGCCCGGCGGAACAGGTATCGCTTGACGCCGTTGCCGAGCAGGAAGCGCTGCTCGATCTTCGCCTCACCGCTCCCGAATGGATGGGTGGCGACTTCTGGCGCGTGCGCCAAACCCCAGCCCGGATCCGGTTTGATGGGGAAGGTCCCGGAGGCCGCGATCTCCGGAACCTGGATGTTTCCGATGAAGTCTGGCATCTCAGGCGCGCGCCGTCCTCAAATCTGGCACGCTCAATCCCCGTTTCCGAAGGCCGGCCAGTACGTCAAAAGGATCTGTTTTCGCCCCAGTCAGGCCGTGGTGGAGAACTTGCCCGAGATGCTTCAACTTCGCCCACAGGCCGCTATTTCCGGTGGGATTGGCGGGATCCACATCCACCTCGATGTGATCTTCGTGCACGGCAATCTGCATCGCGTAGAAATCGATATCCTCCTGAAGCGACCAGCTTGCTGATGTGCCGTTGAGTCGATGTGTTTTTCCGAAAGTCCGCTTCGCGAATCGACGCTCATACCCTGAGAGTTCGCGATCGCCAGCGAGGGCTTCTAGCACATAATCCGTCCTCGGGATGATGCAATTGATTGCTGGCACCCAGTTGAGATCGGCCCCATTCGGCTTCCATTTCCTAAAAAAAACTCGGTCACTTGCACAGATCGGCTCCCGATCGGCCACTCCGAGAGCGACAGAGAAAGTTCCATGGAGCAGGACCCCGCCCTTGGCGAAGACCGGAACCGCGTGAAAACGGATCAGGGTTTGCAGGCACTGATAGTTCTGCGCGATGGCCAGGGCATCAAGGTCAGGCGAGCGGTTCATCTCAGGCGATCTCGATCATCTCGATCGACACCTCGCCGCGGCCGATCGCCATGACCTGCTCGAAGGCGCCACCGAAACGCACGGTGTAGCGTCCGACTGTGGCCACGCCAGTCGCATCCCAGGAGAACTTCGGTGAGGTGTCCCATGGATCGTAGATATAGAACGGCTCCTGGGGGCCTTTGCGGGCCAGATAGAAGCTGCGCAGCGTGGCCATTTGCGCCGCGGTGAGCCGCTTGGCCTGGCGCCACCGCTTACGGCTGCTCGCCGCCAGGAACAACCTCTGGCTCTCGCCGTTGCGGTATTCGTTGCCGACGACCGGGAACTCGCGCTCGTGGTCGAAGCTCCTCGACAGGCTCTGCGGGAGCACTGTCGTCGGCACGGCGCTGGCAACCGACCCTGGCATAGCTTCAATCCGTGATCGTGCTCGGGGCGAATGTCAGCGCCGCGCTCTGCCGGCGGCCAGAGCTGCCCTCGAACGACCGCGCGACTGCTTTGCTGACAACTCGGGCGCCCTCCAGGATCGCCGTCTCCATGCCCTCGATTCTGAGCCGCGCATTGTCGAGATCGAGGACAACCGCGCCGGCGCCGCCTCCGCCGATCCCGGGCGCCGCGGTGGCCGAGCCGCCACTGATCTGAAGCAGCCGGCCAGACGACAGCCCAAAGGTCGAGACGGTCGGCCGCGGGACCCCCGCCCCGAAGGTCTGGCTGGTCGCCATAGCCCAGAGCTCGAGCAGCTCGCGCACCTGGGTGCTCCTGACGGCCATATCGAGGTTACCCCCGAAGACGCTGCGGGCGATCTCGACGATCTGCTTGGCGAACTGGGTGCTGATCGTCAGGCCATAGAGGCTCTTGATCTTCTCTTTCGCCTTTTGTTCTGCGGACTTGCGGAACAGGCCGATCAACCCGGAGATCAGACCCACGCCGGTCCCGATGATCGCCCCGAGCGCCGCGCCGAAAGGTCCCCCGATTGCGAACCCGATGCTCGCGCCGGCCAGGAACCCGCCGCCCACGCTGAGGCCAAGCCCGGCCACGCCGCCGCGGCGGAACCCGCTCGCGAACAGACCGATGCCCGCCAGACCTGCCAACGGTGACGACAGGGCGCCACCCAGCGCGCCGCTGACGCCACCCCCGAACTGAGCGGCCTGGCTCAGCCCCAGGAAGTCCCTAATGCCGCCGAAGCGCGGAAGCGCCCCTCCGATTCCAGTACCAGCGTTGGGATTGAACGGCGCGGTTCCACCGGGACCGATGGCGGGCACTCCGAAGCCTAACCCTCCAAGGAGGCCGCCGAGGCCCCCGAAGCGCCCGCCTCCGGCGCCCGCGCCGGCGAGCTGGCCGCCACCGCCCCCCAGGAGCTGCATCAGCGACCGCGCGACGGTGCTGGTGACGATCTCCCGCAGCGCCGTGAGGGCGGCGTTCTTAAAGACGTTCCAGACGCTCTCACCGCGCTGGAGCATGGCGTCGAACACCCGACCCGAGACGTCCTTGAGGTGAGAGAAGACCCGCTCGTTCGAGTCCCGGATGATTGTAGCCTGCCGGATCTGGCCAGCTTGGCGGGCGGCCGCCACGGCGTCATCGGCCTTGAGGCTTTCAGTTGCCGCCTGTTGGTCGGTCACCCTCTGGATGGCGGCGATCTTGTCCATCGCTGCCCCAGCGAGGTCCTGCCTGCTGAGCGCGACGGCTTCCAACAGCGCGATCTCGGTCCGCGCCCGGCTCTTGATCGCGGCGAGCTCGAGGTCGGTGATTCTCCGAATGGCCTGCTCCTGGATTAGGAACTTCTGGTCCTCGATCGCGGTCCTCTCGGCGATCGTCCGCGTGTTGACCAGCTCGAGCGCCCCGAGTTCCCGGTCGCGCCGCACCTCGGCGAGGCGAATCTGCTCCCGGATGAAGTCGTCGTACTGAGAGATTCCGATCTCCAGGGTTTCGCGGCGGAGCTGCTGCTCTTCTTCAAAGGCCATCTCGACGAGCTTCCTCCGCTCCTCGTCGCGCTCCACAAGGGATTTCAGATCAGCGGCCGTAGCCTCCCGCAGCTCCTTCGCCCGCTCCGCGCCAATGCTGATCTCCTCGGCTTCCGCCAGATCGCGGAGGGCCTGCGCCGACAAACCGAGTTCCTTCCGGTATTGCTGGTACTCCAGGACGATCTTGCCGACCGCGTCGAGCTCGCCCTTCTTCGCGGCGAGCAGGATCTGGCTGGTCTGCTTCTCGGCGGCGATGGCTCTCTTCGAGGCTTCCACCGCCTTCTCGGCGGCCAGGATTCTGTCGCCCAGCCCTCGCCTCGCCGCAGCCGCGTTTATGTCCTGCTCGCTCGGTAGCGTGAGCGTGGCTCCGGGCCGAGGTCGCTGCACGAGATGGCTCACGCTCCTCGGGTCGAAGAATTGGGCGATCCCAAGCCCCAAATTCCCCCGGCCCGGTCCAGACTTAACGAAGTCTGGGGCGAGCACCTCGATGATGCCGACGATCTTTTTGTTGAGGATCGCGCTCAGAGACTTCCAGCTCTCCGCCAACAAATCCAGCGCATCATCGAACTGCGTCGCCTTTTCCGCCATGTCGGCCAGCGCGCCCGCCCCGGCCGCGCGGACCTGCGGCAACACCTCCAGGAGTTGCTTGAAGAAGGGAAGCTGCTCGCCAGCGCCCCGCCCGAGGAGCTTGTCGAGCGCGAGTCGCTGCTCCGGCACCGACAACCCCCTGATGCTTTTCGCCAGCTCGAGCATCAAATCGCCCGTGACGCTCCCGGTGCGCCCCAGATCCCGCATGTCAATTCCGAGGAGCTTGAGAATCTGGCGCGCCTCCTTCCCTTCGTCTCCAGCGCCGGCCAGCGCCTCGGAGAGTTTCTTCATCGACGGCACGATCGTGCCGAGGTCGGTCCCGATGACGCGCGCGGCGGCTGAAAACTCGAACGCCTCTTTCACGGTGAACCCTGTTCTGTCGGCGAGGTTGAGCATCTCCTCCGACTGGTTGCCGAAGCCGACTACCAGATTCTTGACCTCGACCGCGAGCTTGCGGAACACCGCGGAGAGCGTGTTGGCGACCGTCGCCCCGGCGATGATCTTGGTGGTCAGGCCCTCCAGCGCGCCGCCGGCGCGGATCCCCGCGGCGTGTCCGACCTCGCCGAGGCCCTTGAGAGAGACGTTGAACTTCTTGACTTCGGTGTTACCCTGAGAGGCATCTGCCTCGATCGAGAGTTGGAGCCTTGCGTTTGCGGGCATGCGACCTTTATTTGACCGGCATCCCCGGCAGATTCATCGACTTAATGAGGTCGCTGAGTTTCGAGTCCGTCAAGGTACCGAGCGGCGCGCCCTTCTGAAAAGCAACCATCTGCACGACGGTTGACCGCAGCAGATCGGGAATCCGGGCCAGCGTGTAGCAGCCCTTCTGGGAGATCAGCGCCCACGCGAAGTTGGTGGAGTTGTGGGCCAGCTCTGTCAAGCCCGGCCAGACTACCCCGGCGCTCCCGCCGCATTCGAGCGAGCCGGAGAACGTGAAGTGCACGCCGAAGCTCATCGCAAACGCTGTGATCCACCCGAGCGCGGCCTGCAAGCGCTTGGCTTGGTCCGCGATCCAGCCGCGCTTCTTGGCGAACTGGATCAGCGCGACGATGAGCGCCGCCGCGATCAACTCGCCGCGGGATTCGCCGCCGGTTGGGAATAGATGATGATCCGTACGTCAGACTCCTTTACCGCGCAGGCGTTCGATGGCCTCGCGTTCGGCCCTGTACGCGATGACGATTTCACGTAGCGCGGTGATTTGCCGCTGAAAGTCGTTGAACCTCTCATCTACCTTGTCGCGCAATTCCTCAAACTTCTCGGAGAGAGTGTGGGCGCTGGTTTCCAAGGCTCGGATCTGCCAGCGGTTGAGGAATACGACCGCGCAGAGCGTCACCGCGAAACCGAAGACCTGACCGAACCAGGGAGGTATGCCGTTCACCGCTGACCTCCCGAGAGGCGGCTGAGAATGGTTCGCTGGTTATCCAGAATCTCGCGGTTCTGGCCGATGATGATCTTATGCGCCTCTGCAAGTTCCCGGAGAGCGGCTATGCGGCCCTCCGCAAGCTCGGCCTGGAGGTCAGCGATGGCCTCAATGGCGGCGTCCCGGCGATGCCCCTGGGAATCGCGGTACCGGTTCGTCATCCACATAGAGACCGTAGTTGCCAGCACGAGCGCCATGACGACCAGGAGCTTGCCGTTTACGACAGACACAACTCTCCGCAACGTTTCGCGGATACGCCACAGGAGAGGGATGGTCATTTCGTCGTCCCTGCGTAGCTCGCTGTAGTCGCGCCGGCGGGGACCGTCACGGTGGGCGGTACGGTGTCAATCGTCGGATCAGAGGTAGTGACGCTCACGACGAAGCCGCCAGCCGGAGCCGCGCCGGTCAACCTGACCGTGCAGGTCACCGCATCGCCTGCTGTGACGGTGGTGGGAGTGCAAGACGCTCCGGCCAGCTCTACGGCGGGCGCGGAGATGGTGATTACGCCTCCACCCGCGGCGGCAGTGGAGCGGATCGGGGAACCGGCGGCATTTGCCGCTATGACCTCACGCAGGGTTGCGGTGGCCGTGCCGGTGGCCGTTCCTGCGATGCTGAATGTTACGCGCGCCACGACGCCGTTCGGGATTGTCGTGGCGCTCATGCTCCAGGCAACAAGAACCGATCCCGTATCAACCGACTTCCAACTGATCGTCTTGCCGGCGGTAGTAGTTGCCGGCCCAGGGGCGACATCGACTACCGTGAGGCCTGGCGGGTGATTGATCGTGACTTGCAAGCCGGAAGGCTGTCGCGTTGGAGAATCGCAAACTAAGTCGATGATCGCTGTCCCGCCAGATGGCCCGCCGCCGTCGCCCAGGGAGCATGTGATGGCCTTGACCGTCACCGCAACCGGGAACGATTTGGAGCCGGCAGAGTGAGTGCGAGTCGTAATCTGTGCGGCGGCGACGACCATCGCCGCCAGAAAAACGATAAGCTGCTTCATCACCTTGGCCTCCATCATCCCAAGATAACCATCTCCTGAACCGACTCCCCGCGCTTAGGCGCAGCAAGCCCCCGCTGCCAAGCGGCGCCTAATCCGGCGGCGTTGTGAATCCCGGTCTTGTCGCGCACTTTTTGTAGATGGGTATCAATGGTGCGAATGCCTAGGCCGAGCTTGCGGGCGATCCCCTTTACCTTCAGGCCGCCCGCATACAACTCCAGGCACTCGCGCTCGCGCTTGGTTAGTTCCGGCGCCTCGATTTTAGATCGCAACTTCTCGAACGCGGCTCGGAGGTAGACCCTGCATGTTGTGGGGTCAATCTGGAGACGCGCTCCGATCTGGTCAATGGTCAAGCCATCCCCGAAAAGCAACACGACTTGCTTCTGTCGTGGGCTAAACCGAATGGTGCTAGTCATCGGATGACCACCGGCCCCTCGTCGAACAGCGCCTCGTCGAACAGCTTCTCGTCGAATTGGTGCGTGGCGCTCATTTCACCACACAACCCTCGCAGCAAGCGCCCACGGTACGGTGATCGGGGATCGCAGCCAGGCTACGCCTTGGATGCCCAGGGGCTGGGCGCGGCCAACAGGACTGTTGGTCGGCGTGCAGTGGTTACCATTTCCGCTACGATCCCGGATCGCTCCCGTGCCGCTGGCCGTAACGCCGTCAGAAAATTCCGTTATCGACACGTAGAGCCGCAGGTCAGCGGGACGGATCTGAAGTGGGATCTGCGTGCGCCGCGAAAGCGCAAGCCGAGAGATTTCATCGGCGCTTAACACGGCGGCCCACATCGCTGTGTCCGCAAACATCCCATCAAACGTCCGGTCGCCTGCCGCCCGATTCCCCAGCAAGAGATTGTCGGCCGCATCACTTGACAGCGACCCAGTGCCGTCCGTTCCTCCCGCGTATAAGGCTTCCGTGCCATCTATGTAAATGTGAACTCCTGACCACAAGAGGCCGCCATTCCAAGTGAATAAAACATGATGCCAACTATCGAATGCCACTGGGTTAGCCGTCGTGGATCTGTCCAAGGCTGTACCCGTTGTGACATGTCCGAACGTGAGTTGGTTCGCCGAATTCTGATTGATGAGAAAGCGGATTGTGGTTTTATCGAAGAAACGCCCGAAGCTGCCCTCCCCGGACGTGTCGATATTCACCCACGTTGAATAGGTTAGCGGCGAAATGTCGTCCAGGGACGACGCGCTACCGCAATCCAGAACGTCATCTAAGCCGTCAAAATCGATGGCTGCCCATGCGGCGCCACACAAGAACACGAGAACGCAAAAAGCGACAGCCACCACCCACCACTCGGATATCCGTCGCGGCATCATTGTATGATCCTTTGGAAAGCGGCCCTGGGATCACGCTCACAACCCTCCCAGTCCTTGAACTGCCCATCCGCCGGACAGTGATGGAAATGTAGATCAACGCTTCCCGCGTCGGCACGCCATGTTGCCAACCGGCTCTCGATGTAGGTCTTGAGGGCAAGGGCATCAGCCGCTGAAAGTTGGAGAAATGCGTTGATCTCCCGGCGTCCGGTTTCATTGATTGCAATGGTCGCGGGATTGCGGATCATGTAGGTCTTGCCTAGCAGCCAGGCAGAAAGGTCGGTGCTCACGGTATTGGCGCGGGTCAAGCCGGTGGCATTCGGTGCGAACGTGGCCCGGAACTTAACTGATGGACGGCTCTGAGCCGTAGCCAGCGAAGCGCAGAGTAGAAATAGGGGAATCAAGAGCATCAGTTCCTCGTGTACGTAAGGGCAGCCATGCGCACCTCGGCATCCCCGGTCGCGTCTGTGCCTGAAGGAGTGATCCGGCGAACCTTGAGAATGCACAAATCACCGGCGGCCATCGAATCGTCGTTTGTCGCGGAGACGGTGACTTTCTTCTCATGTCCCGCCGTACCGGGCACCGTGTTATCCGCGCTGCTGTTGGCGGTAGCCATGGCGTCGGCGTCCACGTCTGTCGCATCGCCCGGCGTGATGCAGGCCAGGGCGCAGGAGAACGCCACGTTGTTGGTGGTCGCGGAGACCATCTTGTAGAAGAACTCGCACACCGGGGAAGTCCCGTAGTCGTCCGGGACCCGAAACTGCCAGTCCGCATAATCGAGCGTTGAGAACAGTAGCTCAGTCCAAAACGGCGATGGGGCGGCGGCGCTCGACTTCCGCCAGTTGAGCGTTGCCCCGATGTTGTTGGTGGAGTCATCGGGAAAAGTGGCTGCGCCGGGAGCGAAGGTGATGGTCCCCTTCTTGATGTTGGCGGGTAGGGCGGCCATCGAGATGGCCTGCGAGACGAAGTTCGTCCCGTTACCCATCAGTACGTTGTTGCTGGCTGCTGCGCCCCCGATCCGGTATCCTGTCGCCACATCCAGCACGCCGTTCAGCAGGAATCGGCCGGCCTCGGCAGTCGTCCCATCCGTCCGCGTCAGGAAGGCGATGAAGCTCGACTCGTTCGCGGCGACCGTGTAGTCCTCAGTCTTGCCGAACCGGATCAGGCCAGCCTCCAGGCCTGCGAACAGCCCCCGGATGTCGGCGGTCTCGTTGACCGAGGTGGCGGCGTTGGCCTGGGAGTTCTCGACGGTCACCAGGACTGTAACCCCATCGACGGCGCGCTGGAACAAGGAAACAACCGGATCGGGATCAGCGGCGGTTACCGCGAACAGTGTTCCGCCCGTAGGGTTGCCGGTGTTTTGCCGGATGCCGAACTGGATGCCCGTCGTAAAGGCGGCCTGAAGCTGGAAATCCACGGTCTCGGCCGTGTTGTTCGACAGGTATGTAGTCGCAGTATTCGCGCTGTTTGCAAGGGTTTCCCAGTTGGCAGCCCCGGCGGCGGCGTTCAGGTTGAAGGCCGTACCGTTCTCGCAGCCCCGCATCTTCGCGGTCGTGGAGTTGCCCTTGAGCCAGTAGTCTCCGGCGGCGCAGGCCGCGTCTCCCGCCGTCTCGTTGAAGGTGATGAGATCGTCTACCGTTACGTCGGTCAGCGTGGGATTGGTTGCAAGGACTAAGAGGCCGGAGCCGGTCTCATTCGAGATCACGCCAGCGAGTTGTGCCGAGGTCGTGGCCGCGAAGAAGCCAAGATGATCCGTGGCGTTCGGAACTGCGTTTCCGCCCTCGGTTAGTGTCGTAGCGTTGAGCAGCCCGGCGTCCGTCACCGTCCAGCGCGTGGCGAAGCCCGCCGCGTCGATGCGGCTCTGGCAGGTGAAGGTCGAAGCTGCGGCGTCTGAGGTCACATCCACGAAGCAGCGCCAGTCGGCGTCATGGCCGGAAGTGTCGAACGACGTGCCAGTCAGCTCCAGCCAGTGGGAATCGCGCTGCCCGGCGGCTCCTGGCTGCGCCATCGAGAGCAGGATGCCTTGAGCCGCGGTCGCGCCGTTGTCGAAAACGAAGGTGCCATCCTCGTCAACCTTCGATAAAGACGCTTCAGAGTTGTCGCGGAACGTTAATAGGGCGTTCGTTCCTTGAGACGAAGAAGCGTCAATGAATACGGTCGTGACTGCGCCGCCAGTGTGCTTGATGTGGACCGTGCCATCCGGGGTATTGCTCGTCCAAGCCTCGCCGCCAATACCGATGTTGCCGTTTTGGTCCAAGCGGAAGCCACCGCTGTCCGTGCTACCAGCGTAAAGAATGAAAGACCCTGTATTCGTGGCAATGCCCATCCAAGCCGACGGGGTACCTGTGGACTGTGCCCAGGTATACATCTGGACCGTTGTATCGTTAGTCTCGTGACCGAAGCCATAGGAGCCGCTGTTCAAGCCACTGCGGACTCCGAGTACCGCGCTCGATTGCGTGCTTTTTCCGAACATTCGGACATGGTGCGTGTTAGATACTTCCCACTCCATGAGCGTCGAGTAGGAGCCATCATTTGAGCGTTTTCCTTCCCAAACCATTTGCACGCCTATCTGGTTTGTGGCGTTCAGCGGTTGGTTGCAGCCCCGCATGAAGGCGGTGCGGGATTCGGCTGTTGCATCGGATTTCCAGGCCGAACCCTTCCATTCGACGCACGGTGAAAACTGGCGAGTATTGGTAGTGTCTGCTGCGGTGGGGTTATCCAGCACCAAACCGTCGGGATTTGTCAACAGGGCGTTGGAGCGCTCGATCGTCAACGCTACCTCGTCGTACTTGCCCGCCCCGGTCCAGGTTTTCGCGCCAGCGATGGTGTCGGCCCCGGTGGTGAGCACGCCGGCGGTCGTGGCGCTGACGGCTCCGACATCGAATGTGATCTCGTCAGGGCTTGGTGTGGTGTTGAGTTGTGGCGTGACGGAAGGGAAAGTGCCCGTGGCCGCGCGCGTGATGAAGTTCGCATCCGTGGCGGCGGTCCCGTTGACCGTGATGTTATCGCCGCCCGCCCCGCCAGAGTCCGCCGTGCAGGTGATGACGCCGAGCGCCGACACCGCCGAAACCTTGTCGGTCCCACCGCACGTCAATGGTTGAATCGCCGTGCTGTTGGCGTTCGGCAGCGTGAACGTCCGGGCGGCGGTCGGGTCCGTAACCACCACGGTCGTCTCGTTGGCATCGGTCGTCGCGCCCTCGAGGACGAGCGGCGATCCGCCCGAGAGAACTTTCCCTGCTAGATTCAGGACCGCCGCAATCGAGAGAACTGGCGCTACACCCGAACCGCTGGAAGTGATTTCGTTCGCGGTGCCCTGGACGTTGACCTCTGTGTCGCGCGTGATTGAAGCAGGCAGATCGCTGTCGAGGATCGCCGCCCAGACCGGTGCTGCAGACACCGCCCCTGTGCCTGTCTGCGTCAGGAATTGTTTCGCGGCGGTGATGTTTCCGGCGAGTTTCGCCAAACTGTTCGCGGCGTCCGAGTACAATGTGTCGCCCAAGACATAGGCTGATTCTCCTGTGCCTCCGCGTGCTTCAAGCAGGGTACCGGTTGTATCAGCGATCGCCCGGTTGGTGATCTGCGTAATATTAGTCAGGATTATACTGTCTGGAACATCCGCGTCGGCCAGCACGCGGTTAACCCAGTTCGTCGTACCAGCGTCCCAGGCCAGAAAGTGCAATGCCGCCGGCGCGGTGATCGTCGCCCGGATCGCATCGGTACCCGAACCGCTGGCGGCAATATAGGTACTAAGTTCGGTGACGCTCAGAACCTCAGCTACCCATCCAGCCGCCAGCGTCCCTCCTGCTCCGGCCTTCGGGATGGCGTTGGCGCCTGCGGCCGCTTGGGCCACCTCATCATTCCCGGCGTTCTGGTGCCGTGAGGCGTGCGTCGGCAGATCGGCGGCTGCCGCTATCGAGACGATGCCGGTTATGGTCGTAGACTTGAGGATGCCGGTCGCCAGAGCAGACAAGCATTGCTCCGCCGTCAAGGTGGCGTCGCAGGTCTGAGTGATATATGTCGCTGCGGTCGGAGCGCCGCCCCCGGCCCCGCAAACCGCGTACTTCAAGCCCAGCGCCTGGGTAGAATCGGCGACCATGCACTGGCCATCGGGCCCGGCTGGGAACCGCGACCAGGACGTCCCGAAGGCGATCAGGTCGCCCTTGACGGCGCCGAGCGTGCTGATTTGGGGAAGGGTAATGGTGAGAGCTGGCGTGGGACTCGACGCCACCGCCACATCTTTGATCTTCAGGATGCTGCCGGAGGTGGGAACAATCCAGTATTGAAGATAGGCGCCGCTGTAAACGGCCGTCTTTGTGAGGATGAAGCGAACCTGGTAGCTGGTGCCGGCGGGGACGGCTGTGTCGTTCGGCTCCAGGGTGACATCGATTACGCCGGCGGTGATCGGCGCGATGATCTTGCTGGCCGCGGTGGGGATGAAGCCCGGCGTGGTGAACGGCGTGAACAGAGAAATCTCGGCCGAGCCGCTGGCCACGGTTCCATCGGGGTACCGGAGCGTGTCCTGAATCCTCGTGCCGGCCCCGAGCAACTGGGACGCGAACAGGAGGAGCAGCGAGAGGGCGCGTTTCATTGCTTCAGTTTTTCCCCTTGGATCTTGTCGCGTTCCGCGTGGAGGATTTGCAGCGCTGCAAAGTCGTCGGCCGCGATGTCATCGAGCGTTATCGTGAAGCCGGCGCGGAGCGCGAAATCGAGGTCCACAATCCTCGAAAGGTCTTCCCCTAAGGGGCTGCTCATCGCGGCCTCGAAGCTTGAAAGCGGACACTCCTGGCAACGCTCGCCGTCGTGCGCATCCGGGCAGATCGTCACGCCCAGGCAAAGTTCGTCTTTGCGAAGGGCCTTGCGGATCAGGAACCAGATGCTGGGTTGGTCCGGCCAGACGGCCGGAATTGCAAGTTTCCCGGTTCGTCCTCTGTTTCCTTGATCGATCGCACCAGCTCCGCGATGACGGCCTGCTTGTGGATGATCGGGACGACGCCGTCGACGTAAGCCGGCCCCAGTGAGCTATTGCAGGCCGGCGCCGCGACCAGCGCATCGTAGAGCGTGCCGGCCGGGACCACGTTTAATCGCAGCTCCTGCCGGTGCCGGCCTTCGACCAGCCTCACGGCCGCCTTGCCGTAATCGAGGACCTGTTTCTGGCTCGGCACTTTCATGAAGTGCGTCGTGTCGCCGGCTGCCGTGCTAAGCGGAATGCGGACCTGACTGCCGTCGTGTTCCGCTTCTCCGGCTTCGCAGCGCGCGATCCGCCCGATGACCGCCGAAGCCTCGGCGTCATCGAAAGCAGCCGCGTTCTCCGACAACAGGATCTTGACGAAGAGCTCCCGATCGACCTCCGCGCCGTTCAGAATCTCGGTCTCCGACCGGCCCCTGCCGATGGACCGGATCACCGTTCTCTGTGCGGCCGCACGATCCGCCCATTCTGCATCCGTCGGGAACCGCACCGTTGCCACTTTGCGGACGTCTCCGGCCGCAATCGTCACGTCGATGTCGCACTTGGTATCGAACACGTGGCTCTCCTCACTGCGCGATCGCGTCGACGGGGGTCACCACAACCGCCGAGACGACGCCGTTGGTCGCGTGGTACTGCGGCTTTCCCGTGACCGAGACGGTGACCAGGCCGTCGGCGTCGCCAACCTCGGCGACCTGGAAGCCAACCTGGTGCCAGGTGACCGTCATGCTGTTGTTGGCGTCCTTCGTTAGCACAATCACCACCGTGCCAGTCGTGAGATCGCGGACCTTTTGCAACTCCGTTGACCCGTCCACGTACCGCGCCACGAAGTTCAGAAATGGGACGCGGTCGCCGGACTCCAGGCGGCCCTGGATCTGGTAGCCGTCCTGTTGGCCGCTGCCGGGGTAGAAGCCATCGCGGAAGGCGTTGTCCCAGCCCATCTCGAGCGACACGAAGTTCTTCGCCGTCACATAGTCGACGCCCAGGATCGTACAGGCGAGAGAGTAGGCGTTCAGTAGGTTTTCGGCGGTGGCCGCTGGCAACGTGATCGCAGACGGCTCTGTGATTTTGCCGGAGTGAGTGAACTCGACCGTCGCCCGCGCGTTCGCTCGTCCCGGGCCACTCGAAATCTGGAGCCGGAAGCTCTTGATCGCGCAACCCACCAGCATGATGTCGCGCACGTCGGTAGCGCCAGGGCGGATTTGCTCGAGGAACGACCAGTAAGGCAGCTCGAGCCCATCAGCTACAGGACTCAGCGGCGTGCAGGTATAGGTGAAAGGCCCCACGCCGGTCTTGACGACCTTGCCCAGCCCGAACGAGAACAACCATGCCGCGAACTCGCTCGATATGTACTTCTCGAGCTGGTGCCCAGTGGATTCGATGTGCGACTTGAACGTCGCCGTCGCGAACTCATGGCCCTTGCCGAGCTCCGCGGCGTCGTCCTCCGCGATGTATTTCGGGCTGGCGAGGGTGGCGTTGAGCTTGTTCAGGCGCCAGATGTCCGCGAGGATGTTCGCGGTCGTGATGTTCGTCTGCTTCTTCTTGCCGAACCCGATCAGGATTTCCCGCGTGTTTGCCATAGCCTAACTCTCCTTCTTCGATTTGCTCGACGGCTCGGCCGCCTGTGGCGGCTCGCACTGGCTCCAACCGGCGACCATCAGCGGCACGAGGTTGTCGGGGGCCGCGTCGACCTCCTCCGGCTGCCCTCCGCCGGGGGGCTGCATCCAGACCGTTTCTGTCGGTGGCATCAGTTGTCTCCGATCTCCGTAAAAGTCACGGCTACTTCAAAGAAATCGACGCCTTCAATGTCTCGGATGCGTCGGAATGTTGGAACGTCCATCGGGTAGAGGTCCGCGTGGACTGTTGTGTTACGGAGCGTTTCACCGGCGTTTCTTGGACCTTTCCAGATCGCCTGAAAGATCCGGTAGAATGAGCCGCTCGCGACATTTAGATCCGGCGCGTCGTCGGCGCGCACGAAAATAGAGACCTGGTGTTTCCAAGCTTCCCACTCCGCGAAGTTCCCAGGACCGCTTTCTTGCCAAGCGACCATGACCGAGGGAGCGGGCATCCGGTAGATCGCTTCATCTAAGCTCACATTGTCGGGCGGCTTGTCGCGGTAGGCGGTGATCCGCTCGGCGTCGCCGCGGACTTCGGCGAGCAGGCTCGGAATGTCCCGAAGGGCGGTGACGACCGCGTTTACGAGGATGGCTGGGTCGATCATGAGGTCAGAATGAAACGCTTGGCGTTTTCACTGAAAATGCGTTGCGCCGCCGTCACTGTGGCCTGCTGGTCACGCGGCGAAAACGTCAGCCATGGCTCGATGCGCTCGTTCGCCAGGGCCTTGATCCGATCCTTCCTTCCGCTCAATCCCACACGAGCGTCCCTCTCGCTCACGGTGCGGACTTGCAAGTTGCGCAGCATCGCGCCGGTGAACGTCAGGTTGCGCCTGTTCCCGAGCCGCATCCGCGATTTGCGGATCGCATAACGCCGGGTCAGCGGCAGGGCCGGCCCGTCCCCCGAGCCGAGAGCAGCCTGCACCCGGTTCTTGACCGCCGCCACTCCGACCGTCGCCAGCTTGAGCATTTGGAATTGCTTGAAGTTGAGGTGATCGACCCGCAACTGCTTTTTGAAACGGACACGAACGCGCGCCATTTTACGTTCCTTGGAGCTGCGCCAAAACCGCATCGACGCTGATTCCTACGCGCTGCGCGACGAAAGTAGCGTACGGCACGGGATGGTTGTCGTCGCTTGCCGGAGAGTAGCCAGCGTACACGCCCGGCTTCCCGGCAAAAAACTCTTGCAGCGTCAGGCCCCGGTCGATATTTTTCTGCACCTGCCGCCTCAGCGCCTTCCAACCATCCTCCGGCGTCGGGAATGAAGCGTAGCCGCCCACCACGGGCGTCTTGCCCCAGGAACGCAGATTTCCTGGGTTGTTCTGCCGCTGCGCCACGCTGCCGAGTTTGTAGAAACCCTCGAAGCGGGCGATGGCTTGCGCGATGCGTTCAACCAGATCCGTCACGAGATTCTTCCTCTACGGCTGGCAGGCGTTCCAACACGTCCAGAACTCCGTCTCCAGCGCCGTGACGCAGCCTGCCGGGAAGCCCACCTTGCGACAGGCCCGGTAGCCTTCTTTCCATTCGTGCAGGCAATACCGCTGACAGGTGTTGTAGCCGGCGAGCAGGGTTGCGGCGGCCAGTATGGCGAGTACGGCGGGAATCAGGCGTTTCATGCGATCCTCCGATCACAATAATCCGTGATTCAGGCTGCTTTCCGGCACGTCAATTCGGCCCCCCCTTGGCCGTCGTTGTCTATGTCGTAGACCTTGTAGGCAACCCCCTTGACGGTCACGAGGTCTCCGGCCGCCGGCGGCCCAGCCGCCAAATCCGACAGCCGGACAAAAAACACCACGTAGGCCCCTTCCGCCGTCGGCTCGCGCTCCCGTGCCGTTCTCCGGGCCACGAAAATCGAAACCGGCGTTCCGTTTGGCGGGCTGGGCTGGTAGGTAACCGGCTCGCCGAAGGCAGCGAGGACCGATGCGGCCAGCCCAGCCGCGGGGGCATCGAACGCGGCCATTGCCCTACACGATGGCGATGACCTTGTACTTCTTGCCGCTCGTCACGGTCACAAGCACGTTCGTCGCGGTGTGGGTGCCCTCGGTCGCGGTGTACACGCCAACCGTCGCCGGGGCCGTGTCGGTCGGCGAGACGAACACCTTTGACGGCGTGACGCCCAAGCCGTGCGCGATGCTCTGCGACGATCCAGTGCCGGTCTGCTCCGTTGAGACGAAGACCTGCGGGAGCATGGTGCCGTTGAGTCTCACGCGCCCCGTGGCGTCGCCCGAGGCGGCCGCCTTGCTGCCAACGCCGACCAGCTTGTTGCCGGATGCCGTCGGCGTCACGCGCTTGTTCGTGTCGTCCCAGTAAACGAGTTGGCCGGCGGCAATCGCCACGCCTTCTTTGGTGATGTCAAAGACGCCGGCGACAGCAAACTCGCCTTCTGCGCCGCTCGCCACGTCGTCTACGGCGAGGCCGAACAGGGAGCCTACGAGCGCCCCCTCTCCGGAGACCCGCACGTAAGGGGCGATCAAGGTGATCGTGTCACCATGCTGCACGAAATTCTTCATGAGATTCTCTCCTTTTTTCCCAAACTTTTGCGCGGTCCGGCGGCGATTCCGCTAGGGGAAGGCGCCGCCGGCACCGCAGGACCTGCTTAGGTTTACACGCCCGGATCTTTGTAAAGACCGCGGAAGTCGATCGCCGCGGCGCCGAAGTCGAGGCGGGCCTTCAACTCGATCCCGTCAACCTCGAAACCGATCCGTGAATCGAGGAAGACGCCCTCCTGGCCCTGAAGATAGCAGTACCAGATGGTGTCGATCTGGCCCGGATCGGCCGCGAGGTACCAGGCGGTCGTCGAGTTGTCGTCCAGGCGCGGCTCGACGATGGGGACCAAACCCCGAATCCACTCCGGCACGGCGTTGCTGAACTGCGCTGGAGTGATCTGTGTGCGCAGCTGATCGCCGGTCGTCTCGAGCGTGGCCGGAAGAATCAGGAACGCCGCCCTGAGATTCAGGCGCGCTTTGGCGCCGACGCCCTTTTGGATGCGAACCGCCTTGCGGCCAGCCCCGAGTGTCGTTACGGATGGCGCCGCGCCGCTGGCCGCCAGATTCGCGTGCGTCGCATGGAACAAGGCCACGCCGTCGCCCATGGCCGCGTTCGCTGTGATGATGCCCCAGACCGTGTCCAGTTCGAGCCGACGCGCGGCCCGACCATGCATCTCCGGGATGCGCGTGAAGGCGTTGAGATCGTCGTTGACGATCGCCTGGCGGTTGACGGCGACGATCTTTCCGTAGGTGAGGACCTTGTAGGTCTCTTTGCTCTCGGCCAGCGGCCCCTGCTTGAACTCGCCGGACGGATTCACCTTCTCAAAATCGAAGGCTTCCGCCAGCACCAGGGCGTTGAACGTGTTGAAATTCGGGACGGTCATCCGGCGACAGAAGGGCTCGAAATTCTGCGGCTCCGCCTCGTATCCGTCCCGCAGGGTCTTGTAGCCCGTCGCCGCGAGCACGTTGGGGAAGTCGGTCGTGCCATGGAACGCGAGTTGCGCGATTTCCATGGGCCGCTTCCCGCGCACCGATTGTCCGCTGGCGACCAGGCACTCCTCGGCCATGCGGAGGAGCGACATGCCGACGAAGGCGCCGCCCTTGTCGAGCTTGTGCTGGGTAGGGTTGTAGCGGTGCAACAGAGCGTGTGTCATGCCCTCGCGCCGCGTGTCGGCCGCATCGAGCACGACTTCCGACCGCTGGCCCCTGGTTTCGACTGAGCGATCGCGCTCGGCCAGTTTCTGGAGCAGCGCCGTGCGGACTTCGTCGACCGAATTGCCGGCCCCGAAGTAGTCTCCCGCCAAGCTCGCTTCGAGACCGCTCAGCTTCACAGCCGCCGTGATGTCGTCGAAACGCTGCCGCTCTTGCACCCTCGCGGCTTCGCCTGCGGCCGCCAGATCCACCTTCTCGGCCTCGGGCAACGCGCCCGGAGCCTTGACTTCTTTCTCTTCCTTCGGGTCCATACGTTCTCCTTTGGCGGGCGTCGCCCGCAGAAATTCGACTTCGCAATCACTCTCCGCGCCGGCGGCAAGCTGAATCTTCGCGCCGGCGTCGGCGCTGATGGGAACCAGCGATATTTCTTGCGGCTCCCATTCCGTGGCGAGAAAGCTTCGCTCGCCGCCGGGTTCCTTGTCCAGCTCCTTCATCTGCAAAATGCTCACGCCCATCGAGACGTTCCGTAAGACCTTCGCCTGCACGTCGTTCCAGATGGGCGCGACGTCCTCGCGTTCACTGAACCGGATCGTTGCGCGGCCGCGACCGTTGTCGAGCCAGGCGCGCTCCACAACGCCGATCACGCCCTGCACGTCCCACTGGCTGTGGGCATTCAAGACTGGCGCCCCGCCGTTCAGCCGGCCGAGTTTCGCCGCCGCAGGGTCCATGCTGAACTGAAGCATGTAGGCCCCGTCCCACCCCAATCGCCGGACCTTCTCGCCGGAGTAGAAAACCACGTCCACCGTGCGGTCTTCGCCGACGCGATCGACCTCAGCGGCGAGCCGCTGGATCGGAATCTTGACCTTCATCGTCTACCTCTTTCTGGGCCGCGCCGGTTTTTGCTACCTTGCGCGGATCGCAATCGAGGACGATCCCGAGCTTGTCGAGCAAGGCGTTGGTGTCGGCGATCTCCTCGATCTGCGAGATCGGGTCGTACCCCTTCTCCGCGATCGCCTGCCGCAGGGTCTTGGTGCCAGTGCGCAACTCGACTAGGTCTGCCTTCGCTTCCTTCTCCCGGTCGACGCTTGCCTTGACGGGCGGCGTCCACTCGGCATCCACGTTCTGCAATCGGCTCGAGAGCTTTCGTTGCGAGAGCGCGGCTGCCTTGAAGAAATTGCTCCAGGCTGGAATGCAGAAACGCGGTATCAGCGTCAGCCACTGGAACGCATCGACCATTCTCCAAAACTCGAGCATGCCCGCTCGAATGCTCGAGTAGTTCACCTGGCTCAGATCCCCGCTCAAAAGCTCGTAGGGCAGCCCCAGCCCGGCCGCTATGTCGTGGATCTGTGCGCGCTTGTAATCGGCGTACCCTGGGACACCGGCCGGCGAGCCGAACATCATCGATTCTCCGGGCTTCAAGTACTCGATCATCCCGGGCGAGAGCGTCGAGATCCGTTTCCCGTCTTTGGTCTCGGTCGGCGCGATCGTCCCGTCCCCGGCACCCTCCGGCAACGTGACGAATCCGGCGAAACAAGCCTCGACCTTTTTTCGAACCAGCTCCGCTTCTTCGTACTCCGCCAGATCCCGCATTTTCAGGATCACCGGCGCGAACCACGACACCGCGCGCACCTGACCCGGCCGATCCCGCTTGAAGATATGCAGGATCGAGGCTGCATCGACGCGCTGACTCGTCAATCGCGATTTCGTGATGATCGCCACTTCGCCAGGGTGCTGCGGGAATAGCCAGTAGGCGATCCGCCGGCCGATCCCGTCGAACTCCACGCCCTGGATGATGAAGCCGCCGTCTTTCGTTGGCTCGGTCTTCGTCTGATCCAGAAGATCGGGCTCGAGCACCTGCAACTGAAGAGGAACGGGAAGGTCGTCGTCTTCCGGTAGCCGGTTTCGCAGCCGGACCAGCACTTCTCCTGATTCGATGCATGTTCGCGTTACCAGCGCCTGCAAACCATAGAAGTCTTCCAGCCCATCCGCATCGCAACGCTCCGACCACTCATTGAATAGCTCATCGATCTTGGCGTCGATCGCCTCATCGCCGCTCCGCGCCCGCGGCATGATGCCGGTTCCGACGATGTTTACCGCGTACGAATTTACGGCCCGCGCCGCGAAGTGGTTGTTGCGAACCAGGTCGCGCGCGCGTTCGCGGACCAGCGTCAGGGCGCCGCCGATCTCGGCGTTTGCGCTTCCGCCCGTCGTCACCCAGTCGCCGGTGCGCCGGCCAACCTTGGCGCCCTCGTAGGCGAGCAACACGTCGATCGCTCGCCGCATCCGCACCCGGTGGAAGCCGGCCGCCGGGTCGAGATATCCAACCAGCCGATCGAGCCAATTCATTCGGATGAGTACTTAGCGAGCGTGAATCTGTCAGCGGTTTGCTGCCCGAGCTCCTTCTCGAGCGTCCCGATGGCCCGCTGAACCTCATCGAGTGACCGATACGTAACGCGCTTGCCGTCGAACTCGACCGTCAACACGCCGCTCGCCAGCGCCGCCTGGAGGGCGTCGAGCTGCGTCTGGGTGTAGGCCATTCAGCCCCTCCTCAGCCATCCGTCCGGCCGCGGCGTGAGCCAAGGACGCTCCTGTGGCTGGGCTGGCTGTTCCGGCCGGAGGGCGACGACGCCCCCCAGGTGTTCGCGCATTTGCGCCCAACGCTCCGGCGTGAAGCGGTCGACGCCCTTCACGATCGAGGCGGCCCGGGCATAAACCCGGTTGTCGAGGGCCTCGTTGCGCGCCCGAATCTTCTGCCACTCGTGCTTCCGGTAGCCGCCGCGGATGGTCCGCGCGACGAGCTGCTCGGCGGTGAGTTGCTGGAAAAACTCGTCTCCGAGCTGCGGGAAGTGGCAGTAGCCAGGCGGGAAGGGCTGCCCCTCGACTGGCGCGGCGAGCCGCAACCAGCCGTACAACTCGCTCTTGAGCGTCGACGTCGAGATCGGCCAGACCCGGACGCCGCGCGCGAGTTTCTTGCCGGCGTGCGTCACTTCGACCGGCGCCGGCCGCCCGATCGCCGCCACCGCGTGCTCCACGCCCTTGATCACGATTACACGGCCGGGGGCCTGGTGGCGCGCCCAGGCGTAGACCTCTTGCGTGGCGTAGCCGGAATCGATGGCCAGGCAGTCGATCCCGAGATCGGCGCCACCCGCGTGCCGATAGACGACGCCCAGCGCCGCCGTCAGCTTCCCCCAGACCTCGACGCCCCCAACATCGCCGTCGAGCACGGCGTAGTCGACCAGCCAGCTTTCCTTCCCTTCGCCCCAGGCGACCACCTGCAGCTCGACGCGATCTTTCTGGACATCGGCCCCGGCCGTCAGGATCAGGCCGCCGGATGGAACCGTCCCGAGCTGATAAAGTTCGCGGCGCTCGTAGAGGCGGTGCCAGTCGGGAACCTCCCCGGATTCGACCCAGGTCTCACCCAGCACCGTGTTGATGAACACCTGGAGTAGCGCAGGACTTTTCTGTGCTTCCAGGAACATCCGGGCCGCGTTGCTCCAGGAGAACCATCCGACCGGGCTGTAGAGGCTCGACAGATGAAAGCCGGCCGTCCTGCCGTCACCGGTTGTCGACGCTCGCCACTGGCCGCGCTCAAGCATCCACGTCTTGCGGTAGTTTTCGATGGCCTGATCGCAGTGCTCGCAGAGGTAAACGGCCTTATCCGGCTCTCCCTTCGGCCACTGCAGCCGCTGAAACTTGAGCACCTGGTGCTCGGCGCAATGCGGGCAGGGCACCCAGTACTTGCGCTGGTCGCTCTCCTCGTAGGCCCTCTCGATCCGGCTAAGGCCCGTGATCTTCGGCGTCGAGACCATAAACAGCTTCCGCCGCGCGAACGTGCGCGTGCGGGCGAGCGCCAAGTTGACCGGATCCCCTTCGCCGTCGATGTCACCCGGGTAGCCGTCGACCTCGTCGAGGAACAGGTACCGCGCGGCCATAGAGCGGAGGCCGGCGGCACTGTTGGCGCCGGTGAGCACCAGAACGCCGCTGGGAAACTCCTTCGCCAGGATCGTGTTACCGCTGTCCCGAGAGCGGTGGTCCCGGACGAGTTCCTTCAGTGCCTTGCTCTCCTCGATCAGCGGATCGATGCGCTGCTTCGAGTTCCGCTTGGCCATCTCGACGGTGGGCTGCACGCCCATCATCGGCCCCGGCGCCTGGTGGATCACGAATCCGATCCAGTTGTTTCCGCACTCGGTGCCGCCGATCTGAGCGCCTTTCATTAAGATGGTGCGCTCGATCGGAGACGACGGCGAAAGGCAGTCCATGATCTCGCGCAAGTACGGCGTGCGGTCCGTTCGCCACGGCCCCGGCTCGGCCGATGCGCGTTGCGAGAGCACCCGGTATCGATCGGCCCACTGCGAGACGGTGAGCAGCGGCTCAGGCTTCAGCCCTGCCCGAAAGGCCTCGCCGTAAACCCATGCGGCGATGCCTTCAACCGGTGTTGTTGTCGCCAGAGAGCTCAATTAGTGCCTTCCGAATTTCGTCGCTCAGGATCTGATGCATCCGCACCGGATCGGTCTCGGCCGCAAGCACCGCCGCCACGCGGTCCGGGATGTTGAGCAGGTTGTCGCGCACGGTCCGGGCCTTGGTGAACGCGGCCACGGTAATCTCATCCCGGCTTACCAGCTTGCCGACGCGCTCCTCGAACTCGATCTTGGCGAGCCGCGCCAGGTACACCTCGCGGACGGCGCGCGACTGCGCGTAGGTCGGCCCGCCTGCCGCGCCGCCGCCAGCCCTGGGCGCTCGCTTTGGGGCGTTGACCGGGCTGGTGTTCCGCTCCCAATCGCGGTCCGCCTGCTCGAGGTCGATCTTGCCGTCTGGCGCGGTCTTGATCCGCCCCTGCTGAATCGCCTTCTGGACGGCCGTGAGGCTGACCAGGCGATGAGTCGCGTACTTCCGCAGGCTTACCAGGGGCATCGATCATTCTTGCCTTAGGTCGCAGATTTCCCTCACGCCGCACCAGAAGTGCTCGGTCCCGTCGCGCCAGCCGTACAGGATCGGCTCGTACATCGTGTTCGCCAACTGACAACCGACAACCACTTTTCTAGCCTGACGGTAGCGCAATTGTGCAATGATCTACCCTCGGGTTTTCAGCCCCAGGAAGGACCCAGAAATCTTTGGGCAGAAAGGCCCTCCGGTATCCTCCGCAGCGCCCAAACGCCGCGGATGTTGTCGTCGGTCTCGCGCTGGTGGCTGTACCGCGCGCCGCACATCTTCCGGAGTTCGGTCGCTGCGATCACGTGAGGATTGAGACGGGCCCGCGCCACCCCACGCTCTCCGTGCAGGCCCTTTCGAACCACGCGAACCGAGCCTCGGGCCTCCATCTCGGCGATGATGGCGGCGGTCAACCGGCTCACAACGACACCCCGGCAGTCCTCAACCGGGAAGGTCTCAGGACGTGGTTGCAGCACTCGAATGGGGCGGGGTTTCTTCGCTTGCGCGCGGTCGCCCCGGCGACCTTCGTGTGGTTACTTCGATGCTATGCTATCACGGGGTTGGTCGGAAAGCAAGACCGTGGCGCATCGGGTAGTTGTGTTACCCGCATTCGCCTCGAAAGAGATTCTGCTGCTCAGCTGACCGGAAAGCAGGCGGACGCTTCTATCATGCCACAACATCTGGATCGTATCCCAGGAATTTGTTGCGGATCTCCTTCAGTTCCGCCGGGGAGTAGACTGCTTCGATGTCAGGGAAGCGCTCGATTAACTCTCGTGCGTGTGCCGCCATGCGAGCAAGACGATCCTTGGACAATAGGCGGTAGCCTAATTGCAGCCCATCAAACTCCTGCGGCATCTGCGAAACGGTCCAACCTTCGGCGGTTGCTCCACGCCGAATGTGCCAAGCCAGCATATCGGCGGCCTGTAGAGGCAAGACGCGCTTGCTGTCTCTGTGTACTGGGTTGCCTGCAAGAACACTACGGTATCGCTTCGACAATGCAAGCGTCGCCCAGTCGTTCACCGATGCAGCTTTAGTCCCGAGCGCCCCTTGTTCGTCGTAGACAATCTCCACCTGCTCCCCAGGGAAGCGAAGCCTGAGAGTAGTCAGGATGGTCCAAAAGACGCTCTGGTACAGTACCAGATAGACTTGGACTGGATTGGTGAAGCATTTCTGGAACTCCCGGAAGTCCTCCCACCAAACCACCGATGCCACCGCATGAGGCTTTAACTCGCCTATCAGCGCAGCCAATTGTGACACGCGCTGATCCCGCTCAGGAACGGAGAACTCCTTAAACTGGTCCTCCAGCCGGTGGGCTTCCTTCATCTTGAAGTATTCGATACGGGGATGCTGATTCAGTACAGATCGCCACTTCCCGGAAAATTCATGCCACTGCTCGGCGCTGGCAATGAAGCCCGCGAGAGTGGCAACGTGCCCCTTGCGATCCGTACCACTGTCATCGATGTACGCCACAAGCATGAAAAGCAGCCTCTCTTCCCGCTCGCGTCCAGGTAGACCGCAGACCAGGAAAGCGAGAGGTCCGAGAAAGTCCTCGATATGACTAGACTGAATAGACTGAATTCCAGGCGTCATGGTGCACTACGACTACCGACGGAAAGGGCCACGAAGCATGTTTCGAAATAGGGCTTCAATTCCGCCGCCTTCCGGCCAGCCACTGAAGCAGCTCCTCGCGCGCGCCGGGCACCGCGTTCACCTTGGGCGCGCCGCCATTCTCGATTACGGTGGCCGTCCGCTGGGCCGCCGACCAGAATTTCCTTTTCCGGCACGGCTCACCGCCTCCCGTGGTGCTTCAGGTTTGGCGCGTTCACCCGGGATTCCTCCATCGCCCGCCGGCACTCCGCGAGCA